TTGCAGTTTGATTGTGTTGCCACTCTGCTACTTGTTCATATGTAGGTAATTCAAAGACTTGTATTGCGGCGTTGTCGCCACCTGTGCCCATACTAGGGTCAAGTGCAATAGCATATGTATAACTGGGCGAAGGCTTTTTATACCAACGTGTTTGCCCCATATTGAGTGTTGGTGCTTTGCCTTCCATAGTTGCAAGTTTAATTGAACTAATAAGTGTTTCGTCAAATACTAAGAATTCACAGCCGTATTCACGACGGAACTTTTCTTCACCGATACGTCCAATTTCTTCTTCTTTCCATTTTTCGTCTCTGTCAGGATGTTCGTGCCATTCTGCAACAAATCCGTGAAATCCGTTTATACCCAGTTCATTTTCATTGCCGTGTGCATCAAACTTGTCTTGAGATTGTTTCCAAATAGTAGCAAATGTATCTTCATCCGAGTTAGGTGTGCTAGTAATAATAGCACGACCACCTGTTGCTAGTGTAGGTGATATTGATGTCCAAAACTCTTCAGCAATATTAGGTTGCACAAATGCAAACTCGTCACAGTATAGTAATGATATGGACATACCACGTCCTGTGTTGCCTGTTGTAGTTTGTGCTACAATACGTGAACCATTTTCGAATTCAATACTACCTTTGTTGTAACTTGTAACACCTGCTCTAATATGATCTGGACAAGTTTCGTATACGTAACGTATACGTGCCATAATCTCTTGTGCGCCTGTATACTTGTGTGCTGCTACTAGGATAGTTTGGTCTGGATTAAACATAGCATACCACGCTAGATAGATACTAGCACACGTAGTTTTGCCTGTTTGTCTAGGCATCATATTAATATTAAATCGATAGCTATGATAACTATCCATTAAGCGTAGCTGATATTCAAACGGATCAAATAAAAGTTTTCCTTTTACTGGGTGTTGAATATAAGAAAAATGTTTTGCAAAATGCAAATATCCAAGATCAGGATCCATACAAGCCATAAGGTCTTGCATTTGATCTTCAGTAAATGTTTCTTGTTTATTTGCCTTCTTAATTAAGACGCCGTCTAATGATGCTGCCATAATACTATTTAACCAATTATATCGTCATAAAATCCAGTATCGAATCTTAGATCAAATAACTTACGTTTATCCTGTTGTATAATAATAGGCACCGGCGATGCATTAGGTCCATTAGTAGGCTCACTCCAAAGCAGTTCAAATTCGCCAGTATCAATTTTTTTATGTAGTTTTTTTAGTCGTCTACGATTGTAGCCTGGACAAATGTAAACAATGGCCTGGTTGTTGCCTAGCGGCTCAATCTCTCCAGACCATTGTGTAATTTTTAATTCGCCTTTTTTAAGAGCTGCGCCGCTCCAAGGACATACAGGTTTTATGCGTTGGAAATATTCTTCCCAATTAACCTCTTGACTTCTTACCACGACTCTTTTTACCTCTAGAGCCCTCAGTTGTTTGGATGTCTTCGTTACCGCGTGATGCTTTTAATGTTTTCTTCTTACCACGTCCGCGCCCCTCAGCTGTCATTTTTTCGTTTAATGCTGCCCAAAGCTGTTCTTTGATTGATGTTTCAACTGCAATAGGATTATCTCCATCTGCTGCTGGCTTATGCATTTTCTTTTCACGGTTAATACCACCTGACAAGTCTTTAGTCATTGTCTTAGTATCGCTATATTCTTCTTCTGGTGAATTATCCCAGTCTTCCATTTCTGGTTCATCTGCTGGTTCAGCATCTGCTGGTGCATCCATATCAGCATCACTAGCAAGTTTCATCATCTTTTTCATATCGCCCATTTCGTGGTCGTGTGTGTCTGGACCCGCTGATGGCATTGGCATTGGCATTGATACTGGAGCATCTTGTGGTGCAATTGCGCCACCCATTAATTTAATTAAGTCTTCAACTGCATCGCCTCTTGCATTTAATGAAACATTCATTGACATTTTATCTTCTGGTTCTGATGGCATATCCATTGGCATACCGCCTTCTCCCATTCCGCATTCTTCTACTTGCTGAATTGACTCTAAAATAGTTTTCATATCGTTAACGTTTGATCCTGCTACTGATGGCTTATCGCCTGCTGCCGCCGAATCCATATTTTCTAAGATTTTTTTCATATCCATTGTATTAGCCTCCTACGACTGCTTTGGTGTTTTCTGATTCATCAATGTCTTTAGACTCGCCTTTTGGAGTGCCCATTACTGGGTCAACTTCTCTTTCTTTGCGAGCAACTTCTAGCTCTTTCAATAGATCCATTACTCTATTTCCTGCTACAGATTCTTGTGCGCTTTCGCCGCCTAGTTCTTCTGTGTTTAGCATTGATTCGTATGGTTTGGTTTCTTTTTCTTCTTGATAATCTTCTTGTGGAGCAAGTGGATCACGTACGATAATGTTGCTTTGCGGGATATCGCAACTCTTACCTAAATACTCTTGTAATACTTGTGTAGTAGTAGGGTACGTAACTTCTGCTTCAAAGTAAGTAACATCAATATTTTCTAACTGTGGAAAATCTAATGGACGTTTTGAAATTGGAACTCTTTTGCCATCTGTAACTTTAACTAAGCCAAATCTGCCTAATGCAGTTTCAAGGTGTTGTTTACACGCTTCTGCATAGTCGCCTGCTACTCCAATTTTAAAATCGTATGTCTTTTTTGATTCTATTAGATAATCTGTAAAATTTTTCATAATTATTTTCCCGCTTTGTATTATTTATCAATATTCTTGAGTTTTTCCATTAAACTATTGCGATCTGTAACTACGTAGCCTTCACCGGTTACAACATTGCCATCATTGTTTATGCCATCTTTGTCCATTTTTTCTTTTTTAAGTTGCAGATCAATCATCTTTAGTTTCTTGTCCATTTTAGCAACCTTGGCATCTAATGATGTTTTAAGCATTCCGCCTGCAACTTCAAATACTCTGCTTGCGTAACGTGATTCAACATTCATTCCTAAATCCATTAAATCATCATATGCGTCTAATGCTTTCTTTGCAATGTCTTCAAGTTCGCTATCTGCTTTATCTCCAAGTCCCTTTACTCTAGGTAACGCACTAGCTATTTTATCAAGTTCGTGAATATCACGTTGTGTTTCTTGAGCTTGCACAACTGCTGTATTCTTTTTATCTTCTTGTTTTGCATCATCGATAATTTCTTTAGAATCAGGCAAATTTAATAATTCTTCTAGTTTTTTGGTCATTGGACTTCCATTATATGCTACTATTATTTATCGTCTTTTGCCATTATGAAAAATATCATTTTCAGTTATAATCCTAAAAGTAATACCTTTTTGCTTACAATAAGCATATGCAGCGGCCCATTTAGCTTGATTAACAATATAACTTGCTTGATTAACTCTGCTACGCCCTACTTTTTCTCTTATTGCTTGATTAGCAGGTTTAACTTCAATTAATTCAACTTTTTGTTTTCCACCTTTATCTGCATACGCAATAAAGAAATCAGGAACATAAATTGTATGTTTTCCTGTTAGTGGATTTTTATATGGAATACGTATTGCTTCACTTGCCCATTTTGCAACACTTGGATGCTCGTCACAAAACTTCATAAAATGAAATTCCCAACTTGATCTATATGTAGGTGTTCTAGTACCTATGTATTTTTCAGGTTGCTTTGGTGTAAACTTTCCCTGAGCAAATCTAGCCATATCACGCTACAATATTTCGTTTTTCGATTTTATCTGCTGATTCGGTTCTTTTAAAACCTAGTGTACTTGTTTTAGGCCTATTGTAATTTAATACTTCTGTAACGATTGCACTTAATTGTACTTCAGTTAATCCACTTAATGTGTCTAGTAATTTGAATACATTAACTTCGTCAATCTTAGCCTGTTGCAACAACGTAGTCGAAACACTAATTGCTGCTGTTTTATCAAATCCTCTTTTGGTAAAGAATGTAACTACAGCATCAACTTGCGTTGTTGGAAAGCTAAGTTTTTTTGAAAAGTATGTATCAAAAAATTTAGTAACACCTTTGTCATCAAAGTTGGTTGGTTTATCTTGTGGTAAACTTGACATAATATTTTTCCTTAATCAAATGCTGACTTTGCTACAGTTGATAATGCATCGTAACTTTGCCTTGCACCATTGATTCCTCCAGTGCCACCATCTGCTTGATATTTACCCAAGAAGTTTTGGAATCTTGCATCATCCTGGGATACAGGATTTGTGTCACCTGTTGTAGTTGATGTATTTGATCTACTATTAGATACTACAGCTGAAACTCCTGCAACGGCTGCTGTTGCAAGTAATAGTTTTCCTGCATCGCCGCCACTACCTGAACTTTTAGGAAAGAATGTTTGAGATACTCCACTAACATCTATACCAGCTGCGCTGCCAATTACATCTGTAAGTATTCTCATACCACCTTGTCTAAGACCATCAGTGCCGTTGTTTCTAACACTATTAATTAAGTTAACTGTTGCAATACCTGCTTCTAAAGGATTGCTAAAGTTTTTGCCTTGTGTAATATATTCATATAGATCAAGGCCAGTGCCAAAGATGCCGTCAATGCCTAATTGTCCGCCGCCTAATGGTGTAATAGGACTAGGTGTTGTATCGTAATGATCTGTTTGTCCAAATCCTGCTGGTTCGCCGTTGTTACCTGCTTCTACGTGTCCTCTATCATAAAATACACTATCGTAATTAATAGTCATTCTATTTTCTAAAGGATTGCTTTCGCTATTTTGTACAGAATCGTGTGACCAGTCAGATATAATAGGATTTACTAATGTATATTTTGTATAACTCTTACGAGCCATTTGTGCAATTTCAATACGGTCAAAAAATGGCACATTTGGAATATTATTATCCATACCAAACTTAAATGTGTTTGTGCCAGGGCCATCATATAATGTGTCGCCTGTACGACGGTTGCCATATGCTCCACTATTTAATGAATGGTTTGCGTCTGCATAATAGTACCTATAATATGCCTCCATTAGTGCAGTTGTTGCACCGTAATTATCATCGTGAAATGTAATGTTTATTGGGCTATAATCTATACGTGTTTGTACATTCTTTTTACGATTATATTTGTTTTTAGTTTCAACTGTAGCTTGAAACTTAGGTAAGTCAGCTTGTTTAACAAGCATACCAATTTCGTGTTTGTATTGGTCAACTTCTTGTATTATAGCTTTTGCTTGTTCTGTAAGATAAAAAGTTATATGATATGAAAAAGATAATTTAGGTGCGTGTTTTTGTGTATCAGTAATATACAATCGTGAGGCGTGTTGCCAATCGGCCATATTACCTTTTGGACTTAAAATGCCGTTTGCTATATTATCTAAAAATCCGTTGAACTTGCTCATACTAATATTTATCTTTACAAATTATGTGCGTATATAATAAAAAAGGGAGCTCTGCGGCTCCCTCTCTATAACGAATGGCTTAAAGGAGTTTATTAAACGCCGCCGCCTGTAACTAAAGTATTTGTTGTACGTCCAACTGCTGTACCAATTCCAGTACCTTCTGGAGTTTGGATTGCGTTGTCGTATCTAATTGCAAGCGTTACTGTTACTGGCTCGTTAGCACTATAAGCTAATGAGTTGTAAGCAGCATTCTGTACAAAGCAACCATATAGTTCAAAAGTTTCTAGTACATTTGGTGTGTTAGCACCGTTACCACCATCTAAGATCTCAATACGTGTAGTAAATTTATAATCTTGTCCTGATGCTGCACTTGACTGCTCGTAGAAGTCGAATTGTTTCTGTAACTGCTCGCCTACTAGTTTTTGTACGTTGTTGTTTACATCTTCACGTAAGTTCAGCGTAATTGCTTCCCAAGTATGCTTACCTGCTAGGTATGCACGTGAGTTGTAAACCTCAATTGGAATCTCTTCAAAACTTACTGTTGGACGAGTTACGTCAACAACTTGTTTTGTTAATTCTGTTGTCGGTGTTGATACACCAAAGTTTTCCAAAGTAACACGGAAACGGTACTGTAACTTAGGCATCAATAAGCCTTGAGCTGCTGCGCTGTCCCCAGTTGCTAATGGAACTGTAATTTTTGATAGTGTTGAAATTGCCATTCTATTTTATCTCCTGTTGCAAGTATTTAGCATATTTAGGCCCCATATTTCAGGGGCCTAATTAGTACCTTATAATCCTGCTATTTCTCCAGTGTTTTTAAGTCTTAGCGGAATGTAAATAAATTCTACTGCTTTTACAGGTTCAATAGCAATGTCTAAGTATAGTTCATTTCTATCAACTCTGCTTGGCGTATTGTTTGATTCATCACATACTACTAAGAAGTCATATAGTGCTCTTTGACCAACTAGCTCAAGCATTAAACTCTCTGCTGCTTGTTTGATCTCATCACGTGTAATCTTATCATTTGGTTCAAAGATATATGGTTTAGCTAACTGATTTAACTGTGAACGTAAGTAAATTACCAAACGTGCTACGTTAATTCTGTCTAATGAACTTGCGCCTCTTGCACGAGTTTTCTGTCCATAGTTAACAAGTCCTGCGCCACTAATAAACGTAATTGGGTTAATTGCTTGTGCGTATAATGTATCACGTTGACCTTCGTTCAACGCTACTGTTACAAATTCGCCTTCTGCATTTACAAATCCTGTTGATGTTGCATTAGTAATACCACCACGTCTTGTGCCTGCCGGAGCAAACCAAGGATAGCTAACTTGATCACTTAGTGCAACTGTGCGTAGCATCATATGACTTGGAGGAACAACTACGTTGTTACCTGCATTGTCACTTGTAAAGCCCCAAGGATAAAAGATACCAAAGTATTCATCACGGCTAGTTAAGCCATCATCATTATCTTCTGGTGCTAATGCTTGGTTAGTTGCCCAGTTGTTTAGTGAAGTTGCGTCTGAAGCAAGTCTTGCTGGTGTGTCACCAATAACAAATGCACTTAGGCCTCTGTCATAGTTTAGTGTGATCATTTCACCAATTAGCTCTGGATAACCTGGAGTTGCCATCAAGTTAAAGATTCTTGATTCGTCATCTCTAATGTCATCGTTTGAGTTAACCATTGCTTGTAATGCTTGTACAACAACTTTACGCTGTGCGTGACGTCCAAAGCTACCTGAACCATCTGCTTGGTTGCCTGACTCTGTTACCCATCTGTGTGGATAGTAAGCACCCATAGCTTCGTCGCCGGCTCTTTCGTTGTCTGAATTAATATCAATTGCATCACGTACAAACTTTTTAACATTAAAGCCAGAACGTCTTAGGTTCCATAACAACATACCTTTTGGATATAATGCTGGATCCGGTGCATCTGGATCTAAGTAATCGCTTGTTAATAATGTGTCAATATCACCAGCTGTGCCGCTGTTTGCGCCTGCTGTGTTGTAACGTGCATCTGCAAACAAAATACCATCTTCTGATGTTTGATCTGCTTTGTCTAATAAAATCCAACGATTTGCAATTGGTGTATTTTGCAATTCTGCATTATACTTGTAAATTGCAGGATAATTTTCTAAATCAGCTGTACTAATCCAAAGATCGCCTGTTACTAATGCAGTACCATCACTTTGTAATAACGGTGTGCTTGCACTTACAATTGGACCATTTGGATCACAATCAGCATATGCTGCACTAAAGTTATGATAACCTACCCAAGTAGTACCATTATGGATCATAACGTCAACTTCGTCAACAATTGAATTGTACCATAATGCACCATCATTAGTTAGTGCTGTAACTGGATCATCTGATGCAGTATAAAATGCTACTTCAGTTCCTGAAGAGTTTGTAGTTGCTTTCCAAAGTGTAGCACGTAATTGTAATGGAGCTGTATCGCCATCTGTTCCTGCTTCGTAATACAAGTTAGGAGTTCCATTGTTAACGTTTGCAAAGTGTGCAAAGCCCATTGAGCCTAACACTGCGTCTGAGCCATCATCTGTTAATTTAATGTCTCCGCCTTTTGCGTGTTTAATAACAACTTTGTTACCTGTTGTAACTTCTGCACTCACGTGTGGTACACCAGCATTTGTAATTGCCGCTGCAACTAAGTCTGCATCTGAAGCTGCGCCAGTTGTTGTAATCTCTGCTACAACAATAGTGCTTAGTATGCTTGAGTTAGGAGCAGTTGCTTGAATACCAAAATTGTAAGTATCAGCAGTAATGCCACCTGAGCCAATTGACGAACCAATAATTGTAGTAGGTGCAACAGCGTTACGTTTGAATACTTTAAACGTTGCTAATGGCTGTGCATCTCCAGCAACGTTTGCTTGAACGTAAACATCGCCTGCTGCAATATTTGAACCGCCGCCTAGTTTATCTAAACTATTAAGTGCTTCTTCGTTTGACTTGTATAATGGTGCTGAAACAGCGTCCCATAATTTAGTTGCATCGTTCCAAACTTTAACTCTCCAACGTGCGCCTGCACCTGGTTCAGTTGTTTTAAGCCATACACTACCTGTTGGGCGTGAATATGTGTCGCTTGTTTTGAATGATGGAACTCTAGTGTGCTTGTCAATATGTAATTCTGGTGGATAATATGTAGCTGCTGCAATTCCTAGTTCACCTAGTAATGTTGCATCACCAACAATTTCAATTGATCCAACCGCACTTGAATCAGCTGCTGCGCTGTCTGTACCGTCACTGTAAATTTCTAAACGTCCATCAACTGTTTTTGCACTAATGTTACCTAGTGGAAATAAACTTACAATATTAGCTGAAACATCACTAATAATGTCTGATTGTGCTACTGTAACTGTAGTTCCGTTAATAGTAAATGTTGCAGAAGATTGTGAAAAACTTGGGTTTGACTTAGTGCCGCGCACTGTTGCCCAACTTAATGTCCACGCATCTGAACCAACTAGTACCCAAACGCCTGATGCGTTTCTGTAAAATAATCTAACAACAGTTGACCCAAATACTACTGCATAGTCACCAATTGCGCCGACAGTTGCTTTTGGCATTTTTCCAGTAGTACCGTTTGCTACCTGTGATCCGTCTGTTAGTTGTGTTGAATCTGTAATTACAATTGGAGTTTTAGTAGTAAACGATTGACCACCTGTTGTGGTTACGCCTGCGCCATTCCATTCTTGAATGCCAAATTCTGAAGTTTGTGTATCAACCCAGTAAGTTCCAGCTGCCGGAGTTGCCGCCGGTGCATCTGCTGAAGGACTAATTTCTGCTAAGTCAATATCAGCTCTTACTACCCACGCTCTGTTGCTTACACCTAAATACGAATATGCAGCCTGTAAGCCGTACTCGTTAAGTTCGCCAGCGTGAATTGGATTATTGTTGTTGTCTGTATAAAACAACGGATCGCCAAAGGTATCTGCTAGATCTCTTTGTGATGTTAATAAGTATGGTTTACCAGCGTTTGCCTTTAGTGTACCCTGTGCTGTTCCTGTTCCACTTGCATTTAGCTTGTTAGAAGCAGATGCAACAAAGATCATTGGGGTCGTGCCAGGCTCTGCCGGAGTGTAGAATGATTCGTTAATTACTTTAACTTCTACTCCTGGTGATGTTAATGCCATTTGTCGTTCTCCTAGTTTACGATTGTAATTTTGCTACTTGTATTTAGCAGGCAATGAAAGAATTGGGGTGTTTAACCACCTAAAAAAGGGGCCAAAAAGGTGAGCTAAATACAGTATGAGACCATTATGCAAGTGCGGACAACGTCCTGCCGCTGTAAACTATAAAAAAGGTAAGAAAACTTACTATCGTAGACTATGTGAAACTTGTTTACGTAAAGGCCTAGGGCACGGTATTCCTAAGTGGAAACAAAAAGGATACGAGAAAAAAGACGCTTGTGAAAAATGCGGGTACCATAGTAGGCACCCTGAACAGTTTAATGTGTTTCACATAGACGGAGATTTAAATAATTGTCGGCCTAATAATTTAAAAACTATTTGTGCTAACTGTCAGCGAACTCTTCAAAAAGAGGGAGTTGCGTGGAAACAGGGAGACCTAGTCCCTGATTTTTAAAAATAGTTTTAATTAGTATATCTACATTTTTTTCTAAACGGACCAAGTCGCCATTATTGTCAATTGTGTAATCACACATCCATTGCTCAATACTCATTGAACTAGGATCTTCTGTAGGTAAATGATCGCACCGGTCTACCCAAATAGCATAGTCAAAAATTTCTTCATTTTGCATTGCAAAAAATTCTCGTCTATTTCTTAGACCACAATAGATATCGTGTTTCGCAAACAAGTTGCGTCCTAGTTTAGCTAAATCGTCACTGCAATAACCGTGTATCATATTGTACCATTCAGACCGATGATTATGTCTATCTGCATAACATTCTTCTTCATCGGCATAACCGTATTGGTCTTTTAGATCATTAAAAATAAAAAGTTCTGAACAAAATTTTGATGACGATTTAAATTTATAACCATATGTTTCTAACATCTCACATACAGTATCTTTGCCGTGACGGCCGTGGCCTACAACTAATAGCTTTGGTAACACAAATTACTCCTTAATAGATTTTATGTGTAGTATAGCGTAGTTTGTAGTGGTTGTCAACCGTTAATCGTAGTGTCCGCCCAAAACAGCAACTTTTTTGATATCTTCGTTAAAAATTTCTGCTTCACGTTCTTTCCAAGCCTTTTCAAAGCCTGCTTCATATAGTTCTATACATCCTGATTCATTATTCCACAAACGTTTGAAATAGTTATCATAATAACTTTCTACAATATGATCTGGCTCTTGTCGGGGGATGAGATGACCTTTGACTATCCAAAAGTATCTGTTGGCTTCTTTACGTACAAATGGACTGCACATTGTGGGACCTCCTATTGCTGTATATGTATTTACAGTATAATAAAAAGTTAGCGTTAACGTGTGGGGTTTTTAGCCTATTGTAAATCCGTAGCCAACTCCGCCTGTAACTTGTTGACTTACTTCTTGTTCTAGTTTTTCCATTTCACTTTGTGCTTCTGCTTTCAGACTGTCGCCATTTAGTGTTGACCCACCTTGTGGACCTGCAATAGTAGCAAACTTTGAACGTGCTTCACCTAGCATAAATTTACAAGCTGCTAAGGTATAATCTTTAATCCATTGCTTAACAATGTAATCATTTAATAGTTCAGTATCAGGACGATAATTGTAGCAATACAGCATAAGATTTTCTTCTGCTCTTGGTCGCTGTAGAATTGTTAATTGCTTTGTAGAAGTATTCCATTTGAATTCAATAAACGATCCAAACATTCTTCCTACTAGTTCTTGGTATTGACTGAACATATCATATGTTGCTAGTCCTCCTAGATTAGAACTTGCTAACAAATACGTATTTGTATATGCCATATTAAATGGTTCAAATAATGTGCCGCCATCGCCGCCTCCACTACGTGAGCCTATTGACCTACGGAATATCTGTCGAACCTCTACAACTTCGTTTGGTAATGTATATGTGTTCTGGTCAAGCACTGTTGGCATAAACAAGTAACTTTCTTCAACTGAATTATCACTACGCTGTCTAAAACGAGTTAATGCCTTTGTTAAAGCTGTTTCATAATGTACGGGGTCAAGTTCAACGTCAACCATACCACCGCCTAAGAAGGTATGTACGTAATCAAATATTTCTTGTTTTTGCGTTGCTAGTGTCATATACGTTCCTCTGTATAGTATTTATCGTTTCGATAAATATGTGTATGCCAAGATTAAGTTTATATAAACCAGAAAAGGGTAAGGATTATGAATTTCTAGATCGACAGATCACAGAAATGTTTACCGTTGGTGGTACTGATATTAATATTCACAAGTACTTAGGTCCTGAAAACCCAGACGAAGCATCAGCAACTGCTGATCAGCCTCGCTATGACGCTGTAAAAGAAACTAACATACAAGATTTGTTGTTTTTAGAAAACAGAGATAGAAAGTATGATCCAAACATTTACACAATGCGTGGAATTTATAATGTGCAAGACGTTGATTTTAACCTATCACAGTTTGGTATGTTTTTAGATAATGACACATTGTTTATGACTATTCCTATTAATAGCAGTGTAAAAACGCTTGGTAGAAAAATTATGAGCGGTGATGTTATTGAATTGCCGCATCAAAAAGATGAATATGCTGCTAATGATTATGCACTAGCACTAAAAAGATTTTATGTAATTGAAGATGTCAATCGTGCTAGTGAAGGATTTTCACCCACTTGGTATCCACACTTGTATAGATTAAAATTAAAACAAATAGTAGATTCACAAGAATTTAAAGAAATATTAGATTTACCTGCAGAAGAAGATAACGACAACGGCACAACATTAAGAGACTTACTTTCTACATACGAAAAAGAAATGCAAATTAATGATGCAGTTTTAGAACAAGCAGAAGCAGATGCTGGAAAAAGTGGTTATGATGTAGGACACTATTATACCCTTAATACAGACACCGACGGTAATGTTGAAGTTGAGAAGGTAGGTGGCGAAACTGTTACAACACATCCTGCTAAACCTGGATATGACGGATACTTATTAGGCGAAGACGGTGCACCTAATGGTGAATCGTTTGGTCACGGAATACAATTTCCAAATAGTCCTGGTGTTGGAGATTACTTTTTACGCACTGACTTTTTACCTAAACGTATGTTTAGATATGACGGCACTAGATGGGTTAAAGTACAGGATGCGGTACGTATGACAATGACTAATAGTAATGATAGATTAACACAGAAAACTTCTTTTGTAAATAATACTGCTTTCACATATAATGAAAGAGTCATTAGTGATTTTAAAATTCTTACAGAAGGTGATACTACATTTACTACAGAATTTGATTATCCGGTTACTGCATTATATCTAGTATTAAAATATAAAGTAGTTGAAGACGGATTTGTAATTGCAGACTATCCTGATATGATAACTGATGATGGCAATGGTAAAGCTGTAATTAATTTGCCTGTTGTAAACGGTGCACAATCTACAGTTAAATATACAGGACAATGGGAAGTTATATTGTATAACAACAGAGAAGCGCAACGACAAAGCCTCAGCAATGTGCTTAGGCCTAAGGCAGATTTATAATGCAACATTTTTATGATGGACAAATAAGACGTTACCTTACTCAAATGATTAGAATGATGAGCGGGTTTTCTTACCAAGACGGCAAAGGACAATTAACAACAGTTCCTATAACGTACGGTGATATTACTAGGCAAGTTGGAAGTATTTTAAGAGACAATTCTGAAAATAAAATTCCTAGTGCGCCAAGAATGGGAATTTATGTTACTGGTTTAGAAATGGACAGAAGTCGTACAAGCGACTCTAGTTATGTTAGTAAAGCACATATTAGAGAAAGAGCATATGACGAAGAAAATAACGAGTACCTAAATACAGATGGTAAAAACTATACTGTTGAACGATTAATGCCTACTCCGTATACGTTATCAGTAAATGTTGATATTTGGACTACAAATACAGAACAAAAGTTACAAATTATGGAACAAGTTCTAATGTTGTTTAATCCAAGTTTAGAAATACAAACTACTGATAATTATCTTGACTGGACCAGTTTAAGTGTTGTTAATTTAGATACCATTTCTTGGAGTTCAAGAAGTATTCCTACAGGAACTGATTCAGAGATTGATGTAGGTTCATTAACTTTTACAACACCAATTTATATTAGTCCACCTACTAAAGTTAAACGTTTAGGTATTGTTACTGATGTTATTAGTAGAGTATTCCAAGGTGGTGAAATTGACGACCTTGATGATGCAGCTAATATTAGTACAAAGATTTATGTTGACGAAAACGGTGATCTGCAAAGAGGAAAAACAGAAGCATATTGGGAAACTACACAAACTAGACTAAGTGTTGGCCCAACTAACTACAAAAATACAAGCCTATTAGTTCTTAATAATTCAATTAAATTAATTGACAAGGGAAATGTTGGCGGCAAATCTTGGCCCGAATTTTTATTAGCATTCCCTCAAAAGTTTGTAGATGGAATTACACAAGTAAGGCTCACTAGAGCAGATATGGCTTTTGATGTTATTGGTTCGCTTGCAATTAATCCACTAGACGAAACAGAAGCTACAGTTTCCTGGGATGAAGATACTATCCCAACAGATTCACTAATAACAAGTGAAGTAGGTGCTAGAAATAAAATTGATTATATTATAGATCCTACAAAATCAAATCCACAATCATTAGGACTATCAGGCAATCCTAGAATATTATTATTAGGCGATATTGGAGATGCCAAAAACAACGACGGCTCTGATGCTTGGAAAAATTCTGACAATACAGACTTTATAGCAAATGCTAATGATATAGTTGAATGGGATGGATCTAAATGGACTATTATATTTGATGCAGACGTTGACCTTAGTGTATACGGTACATTATACACAACAAATTTAAACACCGGAGTGCAATACAAGTTTGATGGTAATGACTGGTTACTTTCGTTCGAAGGCGAATATCCAAACGGCACTTGGAGTTTAAACT